GCTCTCATGAAAAAGAAAGCAAAGAAAGAAGATAAGGACGAAGAAGCTGAAGCAGCAATGCCAGAAGCTCTGAAAGAGGCTATCGAAAAGAAGAAAAAGGAAAAAGAAGCTAAAGCTGAAGAAGAAGAAGCTGAAGAAGCAGAAGCTGAATTAGAAGAAGCTTTTGAAGAAGTCGAGTCCACCGAAGCTGCTCTCGTAGAGGAAGTTTCTGAAGTTGATGAAATGCAAAGCACTCGTGCTAGCATTGCAACTTGGCTCGAATCAAACGTTTTAAACAAGTAATTTAATTTATCTACAGGAGATTACAAAATGGCTCTTAAAGCAGATAGATACGAACTACAAACCGATATTAGCTTCTTTCTGGATGCAGCAGTTGCTACTAGAGGTGGTGTAGTCGTTCACGACACGACGGCTGGTTCTGGCGCTGCCATGGATCAGGGCGTTAATAAAGTATTCTACAAGACATCAGTTGCCGCAACTGATTCACCAGTAGGTATTTTGCTTAATGATGTTGTTAACAAAGACCTTACTCGTACTCACTTAAACCAACATAAAGACGAAGTTCAACTTGGTGGTAAAGTGACGGTATTGCGTAAGGGTTATGTTGTAACAAGCAACATTGAAGGTACTCCAGCAGCTGGAGATATCGCGTATGTACACAACAACGGTAATATCAGTAATGGCGCGTCCATTGCGGTTGCTACCTTAGTTGGATCTGGTAACTTAGCAGTTGGTCGTTTCTTGTCCTCAAAGGACGAAGACGGTTACGCTAAAGTTGAAGTTAATCTACCACAGACTAACGTCACCATCTAGTAAACCTTAATTAAAGGAGATATAATAATGTCTTATACAGATAGACCTAGCGATGAATTCATTTCGCTACTTCGCAAATCTGGCGATAGTGATTTGGGTGTCGCTCAAGCAGCTCAGCGAGAATTTGCCAAAGCTCTTGAACTTCCTTTGAGAAAAGGCGTTCTAGTTGGCAACATCCTTGGTGATATTTTTGAAACTATCAATGTAGAACCCGGTGCTAACACTGAGTTTCCACTTGATTTGATTTCTCCCGGACTTGAAGGTGAGCACGTTGCTTACACCAATCCCGGACACGGTAGAGTACCAGAACGTAGCGTCGAAGGCGATTACGTTATGATTCCAACATACACAGTAACTAGTTCAATTGACTACTTGCTGCGTTATGCTCGTGAAGCACGTTGGGACATCGTAGCACGCGCTATGCAGGTTCTCGAAGCTGGTTTCACTAAGAAAATGAACGATGACGGATGGCACACCATTTTGGCTGCCGGCGTTGATCGCAATATCTTAGTCTACGATGCAGATGCTACCGCAGGCCAGTTTAGCAAGAGACTTGTTTCTCTTCTACAAACTGTAATGCGTAGAAACTCTGGCGGAAACAGCGCTTCTGTTGGCCGTGGCAGTTTGACTGACCTCTACGTTTCTCCAGAAGCTCTGGAAGACGTTCGTAACTGGGGACTTGATCAGATCGACGAAGTCACTCGTCGTGAAATCTACACCGCCGCTGAAGGCGGAGCTCCAATTACACGCATCTTTGGCGTGAACCTTCACGACCTAGATGAGCTTGGAGAAGGTCAAGAATACCAAAGCTTCTTCACTAGTTCTCTGTCAGGTGCAGTAGAAACTAATGACGTAGAATTGGTTGTAGGTTTGGATCAAGGCGCAAATGACAGCTTTGTAATGCCAGTTAAGCAGCAAGTTGAAATCTTTGAAGATCCTACTCTTCATAGACAACAGCGCGCTGGTTACTACGGTTTTGCTGAAATTGGCTTTGGTGTTCTGGATAACAGACGAGTGATCCTTGGATCGTTCTAATTATCTGGTATAAAACCTGAGAACAAAGGATGCCGCCCTCACTTATTTGTGGGGGTGGCTCTTTTTTTATGTGTATAATAAAGGTAGAACGTTCTTTTTTAAGGAAATTTATAGGAGATAATAATGGCTG